GACAATGATGACGAGGACGACAATGATGATAATGATAAATGTTGTTTTCGTTGTGGCAGAGAAGGACATTATGCTTCATCATGTTATGCTTCAAAGCATATTAATGGTTATTATTTAAAGTAATCGGCGTTTGAAATGTCAACAGGTGTAAATAAAGTTAAAAAAATATAAAACAAAATAAAACCTAATTAATTTAATAATGTAATTTGCTACCTAATTCTTTATAATAAAATCCGTTATACGATATATTTTGTTTCAATGATTTTGACAATGTTTTATCACTAATTTGTAGTTTTTTAATACAATCATATTTACACTCAAATTCACAAGTTAAATTATTTTGTAAATCATACTGTCCTATTCCATTTTTATATAATAAGGGTTTACCATTTATTTTTTCTTCAAACTTTTCTCTCAAAACTACATCACATTTTTCATATAATTTATAGTAAAATCCTTTTGTCATAGTATTATTTTTTACTGGATTATCTAATGCTGAAATTGATTCATACCCATTTGCATATGCTGCAGTTTTTCTATCTAAGTACACATTAATTATTTCTGTATTTTCTTTATTCAATTGTGCAATATATCCTAAACATTGCACCTTTGTTTGTTTTGTATGCTTAATAGAATGAATAATATTTGGATCTAAATCTCTATCTACTAGAAGCCATCTATAACCGCAATAAATAGTATTTTCAACAATTGCTTTATTTATACTAGGTCTTTTTATATTATGATTTTCTTTCATTGCTTCTGTTACGCTTTCATATACTTTGACAAGTTGTAAATTATCTGGATTAATTTTTTGTAATCTTGGTCCTAATGTGGATAAATGGTTATTAAACCCATTTGTAACTTTTGTGTTAGATGCATTTAATTTTTCTATTATATCTTTATTTGTTTTTTCAAGAGTATCTATTTTATTTGTTAATTGTTTTAGATTTTGAATTAATTCATGTATTAATATATTATCATTATTTGTATTTTTCATTTCAAGCATTAATTTTAACTGTTCTATTTCAAGTTCTAATTTACTATTATTGTTGTCATTAAAATACTTTATATTATTATTTATAATGTTTAATAAAGTTTGATATGAAAGATTTTTGCCAACTAAAAAAAGTTCCATTTCAGTTTCATGTCCTTGAAGATTGTTTACTTTATTTAGTCTAATGCTTTCATGATTATGAATAAAACTTTCAAAATCTTTACTTTTATTGCAACAAAAACAATCAAGTAATACACACTCTTCATATTTACCTTTATGTTCAATATATCTATTTTTTATACCTTTTCTGCTTTCTCCTATTTTAATTATATATTGTCCATTATCATATGATTTAACTTTTATAATATAAACAATTGAACCTATTGTTGCGTATTCATTTAATAACATTTTCTCTCTTTCTATAATTTTTTGTTTCTCTAATTTTGTTTCATATTCTCGTTTCTTTTTATCTTCTAATAGTTGCATTTCAGTATTTTGTTGTTCTAATTGTAATTTAAGTTCGTTGCTTTCTTCTAACAAAACTTCTTGTAAAATTTCTTCTAGTTTAATAAAATACTCATGAATTTCATCTGCCTTTTTTGTTCCAGCCTTTATACAAAATAATTTAAATGTTTTTACATTTAACATAAATATTTCTTTATTGTGACCTCCTTTAACACTATTTGTTTGCTTTGCCAACTGGCAAAGCAATAATTTATAGTCTTTATTTATTTCAAAATTTTTTTCTAACAACCTTTTTGCATTAACTTTTTGTCCAAATCCTAACCATTGCCAAACATCATCCAAATCAATAACAAAATCATTTTTGTAATCATACTTTAAATAGCAGTAAAAACTAGCTAAAAATATTTGCTGTTCGTATTCTGTAAATTTATTTTTTACCTTTTCAATTAATTTAGATTGATAATTGCCATTTAATTTAGTAATAGGATTGCTTTCAATAAGGTTTACAATATCTACGCTCATTTTTATAGATTAATTGGAGTGAAGTCTTTATATTGTTTTTTGTTATTACAAGCAATAAACAATATATTACTATAAGTTTTTTAATTTATTATTATTATATTCATAAACTTTTTCCCTTAAACTTGTATAATATTCATATCTTTCTTCTGACAATTCTTTTTCAAATACTTTACAATTACCGGTTGCAATGGTTTCTGTTTTTGTTTTATCTATTTCTGAATTAGGATTATTTTGAATAATTGTATTATAGATACGTATTGTTTTCCAACCTTCTAATACTTTTTCAAAAATAAAAATAACTTCTTCGCCAGTAATAGACCTTTTGCAACTTTTTTTGTTATCTCTGCGTTCTTTTTTAAACTTTATAAATTCTTGTTTGAAAATATTATTCATTTTATAAATAATAAATATATATTTTAAACCATATTTTTGATAAAATCATTACTAATCTTTAAATAATAATCATATTTTTTCATTAAGTTATTTTTAAATGAAACAATATATTTCAGTTTCTTTAATTACTATAAGCTAACCCACCCCAGAGTTATTTATTTTTATTAATTTTCATTAATAAATTGGACTATCCCTTAAGTTATCACAGAAAGTTGCTAGCTTTCTCAAACCCATTCCATTATAGTCTCTGAACCTTCTCCATATGCTTGCATTATCGCATTTAGGAGCTTGGCTGCAGATTATCCAATCCTTTTCGTTATTACTATGCCCTAGGTCATTACCCCGGGTATTCAACATGTTTTCACATAATGAAGTAGTAGAAAAGTCTTTAAGGATGTTCCCGCAATTTAGAAATGTTGCCTTGTTCTGACTAAATAGTCAAACCAAGACTAGCTGGTTATATAATACGATTTGGTCGTATATTTGCTTTACACTGTTTATCCATATTAGGAAGCAAATATCTAATATGGCAGCCAACTGTTCGGCACAGGTGAATTTAATGCCGGACATTATTCTTAGCACATTATAATTGGTGGCATAAACGCGCACCTTGGCAGTTTTGGTTCCTTCAACTGTAGCATTTGAAAGCACAAGCTGAAGAGTTGCGTTATCAATACGTGAGAAATTGCAGGTTCCTGAGGGTTGGTGTTCCTCTGGCCTCAATGCAAAGGAATATACGTTAATTCCAGTATCGGGGTTTCTGGTGTGAGCTTGGTAAGGCTGGACCAAAGAGAAGTAAGTTCCTTCACGCTCAGAGAAACGATCTTGACCATTCAACTGAAGTTTAGCAGTGACAACGGGGTTAAGACCCCAGCAGTGCAAATCTAAAGAGGTTTCAGTAAGAACAAATGTTCCAGCATCAGACACTTCAGAATTAACATTGTGTCCAGCAGTAGTGCCAGAATTCAAAGCCGCTATGACTTCAGCAGAAAGACCACTTGTGTTCAACACATTCTGAGGGCCTCCCAGATTGGCCTCGTTGTAAGGATTTGAAGGTCCGTGCCAGTATCCAGTGAATCCAGATGGAGGAATAAAATCCATAGCACCAGCATCTTGGAACAAACCTTGAGCATTAATGTATGCACGAGAATCTGCGGCAATAGAAGCTGGACCTCCAAAAGCTTGAATAGCGTTAGGCAAAGCATCAATTGCATCAGTGTAGTTGAAAGGCTGTGCACCAAGGACTTTGAACAAAAGAGCATCACAAGTCAAAGATGAGCAGTAATCAACGTTCTGATCGGGCTGAACAACCCAAATCAATTCTTTAACCGGGTGGTTAAAGTTGAGCTTGATTTTGTTGGAAGAAGAACCAACAGACTCGTCTCCAGTGAACTGGAGCTGTGTAATCAAATATTCGTGAGGATTTTGTGCCATTCTTCGTCTTTCATCCGTATCCAAAAATACGTAATCTACGTATAAAGAAGCAGCAACTAAAGATTGATTGTAAGCAATAGTTGCTGGAACAGGGCGTCCAACACTGTATTGTCCAGAAGCTCCAGTGTAAGGATTAGTATTGCAATTTAAAGTTGTAACAGCCCAAAGACACTCGTCAATAGGACGAATATCCAAATTAATTTTAACTTCGTGATACTGTACTTCACGATTTACCCCACCTTTCGGTGTATTTATGAGTAACATGAGGGAATAGACTATATCTTAAGTTATCATCAAAGTTGATTAGACTTCTCAAACCCATTTCCGTTTAGTCGTTGAACCTTTTCCTTATTCTTATCATAACGAACTTAGGAACTTGGCTGCGGATTATCTATTTCAAGCATATTATTGCTATCATATGTTGGATTTTTACCATATCTGAGTAGTATTCTCAGCCACTTTAAACTTTCATTTAAAGTTTGGTACCCTAAAAAATTATATAATTTTTTATTTTAACATCTTTAAGAACTTCCCGCAATTTGAAAATGTTGCTGATTGCTGATTTAACAGCAAGCAACTAGCACCTGAGGATTGTGATTAATAAAATCATTATGGGCCTCAAACATATTTTCCCTAAAATTTCCCATATTAATTTTAGGATGAGTACTTTTCTGCCCTACAGTTTTCAAGGCAATTAATGGTAAAGCCAATCCGGGGTTCATGCAAAACCAAAATTGAAGAGGAACATATAATGTGGTTTCTGGAAGAGCATTACGAGGAGCACAAACTTGACGAGGAGCTAAAGAACTGCATGGACTTTCAACATCGGCAAATGAAGGATCGGTAATAAATGTAAGCTGAGTAGTATTACCAATCATCTGGAAATATCCACGCTGCTGTTCAGCAGTCATAGTAAGCTGATTCCAAATGTGCATCCAGTCACCGTATTGACGATCAATTCTTTGACCACCAATTTCGACTTCAACTTGAGCAATAAGCTGTTCTCCGGGGAAGTCCAACCAACGGGCATACACACCAGTATTTTGTCCTGTGGTGTAGTTTCCAAGACCCATAAGTTGATTAATTTCTGGAAGAGTAACTTGGAGATATGTACGGTAAGCAAGATCACCATTTCTGCTAATAACACACTGAACTCTTCGTCCAAAATCGGCTTGACCGTTGAATGTTTGTTCAATAGATTCAATAGCAAAGTTGGTATACCTTCTATATGTCACTTTCCAAAAAGTAATCTGAGGATTGCCAGTAAGATAGACATCTTGTGCGCCATAAGCGACTAATTGCATTAATCCACCTCCCATTTTATATAATGGCTAAAGAAAAAAAATCTGTATTTTAATTTAATTTAATTTAATTTTAATTTAATTAATTTATTAAATTAAAATATAACAATTTATATACAACTTTTTTTACATCATAATACATCTAAAAAATATATACACAAATATACATAAATATAAACAGTTTTTAGCTAAAATAATACAATAATTTATCAAAGTTTATTTAGTTTTTATTTATTTTTTAATAAAATAAAATATAAAATATAAAATATAAAATATAAAATATAAAATATAAAATATAAAATATAAAATATAAAATATAAAATATAAAATACTTATTTACACATAATGTTTGTTATTTTTATATACATAATGGTAAGATTATGTAAATTATATTCATTTAAATAATACATATTAAGAAATTATTTTGTTTATGTCTAAATTTGTGTCAATAAATTTTAATAAGTATGAATCATTAAATACTTCTTTTTTATTTTCATGGTTTTTGGTAAATACATAAGATCCATTCTTTTTTTTAATACACCATCCGTCCTCGATTGAATTGTATAATAATAACATTTTTTGAAATACAATGGTGTCTATTTTTAAATCTGATATTTCTAAATTTTTTAAAGATTCAAGATTTATTTTCAAATCCATTTACTTTAATAAAAGAAACAATTGCATGCATTTAACTTTATTTTATTTTTATAACATAATACACTACACTATATATAGTTTAGTATAAAAATATATTTAGTAATATTTTACATATTATTAAGTTAAAACATAAAATTATTTAAAATCAATTTTTTCATATGTATCATAATATAATTGTGTAATTTTAACAACATCTGTAATATTTAATAGCAAAGGTGTATGATTATTTATATCAAATTTTACATTTTTTGAAATACATTTATATAAAATACATTTTACATTACTGAAAACATCTATATCCATATTTATAGTATTTTCTATTTGTAAAATATCAACTATTGTTTTACATATAAATTGTATAATAAATTTTGTAGGATGATTAATTGACCAAAATAATAATTTATCTTTATAATTTTCTTTAATATATTCATATGTTGATATAATATAAATATTTTTGCCGTTATATTTTACTTTATTATTTGTATATCTATCATGTAATTCTTTCAAATTATGTTCAGCTATTATTTCTAATTCTTCACTTGATTTTAAATCTAAATTATTAACAAAATTATCAACATAATAATGTACAGAATTATTGTTGTTATAACATTCAATCATTGTATTGTAATGATAATCAATAGGGTCATGTAAAACATCATTATTAAACATTTTATATGTTAAATCAAAATAATAAAAATTAAAATGACAACTGTCAAAGATTATTAATTTACAATTTGGGTTTTTATGTTTTTTAATATGATTTGTGGATAAATATTCTACATCGTTATAATTATCATTTATTGGTTGTGTTATAATTACATCACAATTAATTATTATATCAGTAAAATACTGTTTATTTATATTGTTATTCCAACACTCAATATGAAATATATTGTAGTTATTAGATAAGTTTAAAGTTTTTAAAACAGCAAATAACTGACAATTACCATAAAATAATATATTCATGTAATTAATTATAATAAAATAATTATAATTATAACCTAATTAATATTTTAATTATTAATCTAGATATAAACAAATAACACATCTGGACAAAAGTATTGTTTTAATTGTAAAATAATATTTTAAAATATATATTTTGTCTTTATTAATAATTAAAAAATAATTGCAAATTAAATAAAATAGTAATGCCTATATTTAAACCAAAAACTAATAAAAAAATAAAATATAATAAAAAAACATTAACCACCTTGGACAATAAACACAAAGAGTTTTTAAATGATTTTTCAAAAGACGAGAATGTAAATATTCCAAAATTAAAAAATGAAAAGTTAGAATTAAAAAAACAACTTGAAAATACTTTGTCACTCGAAGATAAATTAGATATTCAAGATAAAATTAATGAAATTAATTTACTTTTAAAAAAGTTAAAATTAAAAAAAAAAGAATATTTTCTAGATAATTCAAAATATATATTTGATTATTTTGAAAATAAAAAAAATATTTCTAATGTAAATTCAAATAATAATGAAAACAATAAAACTAATATATTAAATAACTTTTTCAAGATTAATATAGATAAAACTGCAAGCACTACATCTCAAAATACAGATAATAATATTGTTCAAAAATATTTGTGTAATATCGATGAAACATTTTTTGATATAAATTCTTTTGTATTTCAAACAGATATTTGTAAAATATGTTATAAAGGTGAATTAATACCATTAGAAGATGAAGGTATTTTGATTTGTAATATTTGTTCTAGAAGTATTCCATATTTAATTGAAAATGAAAAACCTTCTTACAAAGAACCACCTAAAGAAGTATGTTTTTATGCTTATAAAAGAATCAATCATTTTAAAGAAATATTATCTCAATTTCAAGGTAAAGAAACTACACAAATTAGTCCAGATGTTATTGAAAATATTAAATTACAAATTAAAAAAGAGAGAATAGAAATACATAATTTGTCAAATGAAAAAACCAAAGATATTTTAAAAAAGTTAGGATATAATAAATATTATGAACATATACCTTTTATTAAAGATAAACTTGGTATTAAACCGCCAATTATGTCACCTGAATTAGAAGAGACACTATGTAATTTATTTGTAGAATTGCAATCACCATATTCTAAATTTTGTCCGGATTATAGAGTAAATTTTTTGAATTATTATTATACTGCATATAAATTGTGTGAATTGTTAGGAGAAACACAATACCTAGAACACTTCCCAATGTTAAAAGATAGAGAAAAAAGAATAGAACAAGACACAATTTGGAAAAATATTTGTGAAGAATTAGATTGGGAATTCATTCCGACAATTTAATTTATTATTTTGTTTTTTATATAATTTTACAATTATATAATTAATAATTTTAAAAATGATATAAAATTATTAATCATATAAACGATAATATGATACAACCCATGTTTGAAAATAGTGTAAGAATGGCTATTTTTTCTAAAATTAAAACAGATAATCCAGTTATCGATACTTTTATATCAACTATAATATTAACATGTATATCATATGTTGTAAAAGTAATATTTGAATCAGACTATAAATTAACAAATTTTATAGCACCACTAACCCAATTATTTTATAAAAAAAATATTATTATAATGGAAGGAACGACATATTCATCTTGTAACTCATATTCATCACCACTTATATCTTCTGAATTTGGAGATAATTTTAAAGCAGTATGGAAAAAAATAATAAACGAAATAGATTCAAATACAACTATTTATGAAATTAAAGATATATATTCTAATAATAGTGATAATATAGACATACATAATAGCGATAATATAAAAAATGACATGTACGTAGTTTCACAGCAAAAAGAATTTATTTTCAATAAAGAATTACAAATTTATGCTATAACTAAATTAACGTTTGATATTTCACAAAATGATTCTTCAAAAACAAATAAAAACAATAATACAAATACAAACACTATTGAAATAAAATTATATTCATACATATCATCATTAGACACAATAAAAAAATATATTGACGATTTAACAGATAAATATAGACAAAGTATTGAAACAAAAAGATCTACCCAGAAATTTATTTATACATTAATGACTACTACTTATGAATCAACCAAATATGTATGTTGGAGAGAAAGTGTAATAAACAACACCAGAACATTTAATAATATTTTTTTTGAAAACAAACATGAAGTTATAAATAAAATAAATTTTTTTATAAATAATAAAAAATGGTATGCTACAAAAGGGATACCGTATACATTAGGGTTTGGATTACACGGCGTTCCGGGAACTGGTAAAACGTCGTTTATAAAAGCATTAGCAAATTACACTAACAGAAATATCGTTATATTATCTTTTAAATTGATTAAAACTAAAAAACAATTGTCTGACTTTTTTTTTGAAAACACATATAATTCTTTAAATAAAAAAAATTGTATTGGATTTTCTGATAAAATAATTGTTATTGAAGACATTGATGCTCAAGGTGATATTGTTATGGAAAGAAGTAACAAACAAAATATTAACATATTTGAAAATATTACAGAAAAATCAAATGTTGGCGATGTTATTAAAAATATTATAGACCATGACAAACATGCAGAACATAAAATAATAAGCACTTGTTTAGCACCAATGCAAGAAGATAAAATAACTTTAGATGACATTTTAAATTTATGGGATGGCATCGAAGAACATTCTGGGAGAATAATGGTAATTTCAAGTAATTATTATGCAAAATTAGATTCAGCATTGACTAGACCGGGAAGAATTGATATTACAATTGAAATGAAAAAGGTATCACATAATATTATAAAAGAGATGTATGAACATTTATATGAAGAAGAAATTAATGTGGAATTATTGTATAAAATAAAAGAATATCATTTTTCACCAGCAGAAATAGTAAATATGTTTTTATTATACAAAAATGATAAAGATATATTTATGAATACTTTAATAGAATTATCTAATAAAACTTAAATTTACATATATTTTGTTTCATACTTATATTAGATTATCTACTATTAACTAATACTATAATTAATATTATAATTTATAAAATGTATATTATTAATTATTTATAGCCCTCCTGGGAATCCAACTAAATTAAATCCTATACCGGCTCCAGCGCCAGTACGTGCACTTACACCCATAGATGGAATGTATGTATCTAAAATACTAAATGTTGCTGCAGCAGTTAATGCAATTAGCAAAATTTCTTCCAAATTCAATGAACGTTTGGGAATAGCATAAGCAGCAATAGCTACCATAAAACCTTCAACAATATATTTAATTGCCCTTTTAATAAATTCATTGACATTAATTAAATTATTCATTATATTAATTAATAAGAAAAAAATATATATAATTTTAAAAAAACTTAAAATCAAATAATTAAGTTATTAAATAATGACAACCAACAACAAAAAAAAGTCTACCAATTCCAAAAAAAATACTAAATATGTTGATTTATTGGAAGAAGATAAACCTATTTCTGGACAAAAATTTGTATGCGTATCATTTGTTTCGCCAGAAAAAATTTTAAAACAAAAAGAAATATACTTTTTTGAACAATTCCTAAAGAGATGGGAATTTGATAAAAGTATGGAAAAATTTGTTCAATTCCTTAATTTTATTTCTTATAAATATAATGTATCATTCGACGACCTCTCAAACGATTTTAAAGATTTTGTTAAAGAAGAAACAGAAACTTTGTCTAAATCAAGCATAGAAGATTCTTATAAAACTTTTATTGATAAGCATGAAGAAGATTTGGAAAAAACATTTATTAGTTCAAATAACTTTCAAACTGCTACAAGAGGATTAAAGGTAAGAGGTTCTTATCCTACTCTAGAAGAAGCAGAGTTGAGATGTAAAATGTTGAGAGAAATAGATCCATCACATGATATTTATGTTGGACCAGTTGGTGTGTGGATGCCATGGGATCCGGAAGCTTATAAAACTGGACGGGTTGAATATATGGAAGAAGAGTTGAATCAGTTGATGCATGAAAAGCAAAAGAATGAAACAAATGCTAAAACAACATTTGAACAACGTGTTAAAGAAACGAAACAAAAAGCAATTGAAGAAAATATTAAAGCTGCTGAAAAATCTGGAAACACATTAACACAAACTATTGATGAAAATGGTAATCTTGTTGGTGTAAATAATTTAAATACACAAGAAAATGTATTAAATGAAAAAGATAATATTTCGTCTGCGGATATTTGCAAAGAATTATTTGACGGAGAGAATGTTGTTATTGGAAAATCTGATTATGGACAAAGTCAGCTGGTTAGTGGTCCTTTTGCTACTAAAAAGGATGAATAATGACGAATAATATTATTTAGTTAATACATAATATTTATTATATTAATTTTAGATAAATTGAAATTTACATCTATTAAATAATTAACATTATTTTATTAAAAAAATTGAAATGTTTAATTTATAAAGTATTTATTATAAATTAAACTCAAAATGGAACATATTGTTTATTTAACTAACGACTTTACACATATTCATACTGTGCAAGGAGAATTATTAAACTTGAATAATAGAATATGTATGGTTAAAATACCAAGCAAAAATGAATGTATATATTTTAAATTAGTTAGTGAAACACCCACAAGTTTTAGTGGAATTCGCCTTCAACAAGATCAATATAACGATAAAAAGTTTTATTTAACTAATGAAAAAAATAAATGGCACGGAATTATTTCTGATGGTTCATTTGCGAAAGGGCGTTGGATTTATGTTTTTAATTTATAGGTGTTTTAAATGTCCAAATGTGTAAAATATTTAAATTTTTACACAATAATAATAATCATTATTAAATATAACATTGTTTTTAACGCTTCTGCTCATTTTAGCAGTTGAAATACCTTCTGATTCTGCTGCTTTAGCTATTGTATCCCATGTTCCTAATAATTGTTGTGTGTTTATTTCTCTTTTTTCAACTTTTTTTCCAGTTGTTGAAATTATTTTAGGTATATAAATTGATTGTTTTAAAGATAATCCATAATATCCCTCATTATTACCTTCATCAGTCCATACAGTTGATTTAAGTGCATATGGTGAATAATTTAAATATTCTTTAATTTCTTTTATATCTGATTCATGTATTTCTTTTCCAACGGATAGTTTCCATTTTTGGTATTCTCTTAATAAAGTAGAGTTTAAAATTTTTCCATTATCTGAAAATTGACACACTTGAAATATAAATGTTTCAACTGTAGAATTTTCTAGTGATTTTTTATACTCAACCGTTTTTAATTTAATGCCTACATATCCATGATTACCTTGTAATCGTTTTGGTTTAAATCTTGTATCTAAATAATTTTTAAAAGCATGAAATATTTCTTTTGTTGGTTTAACTTTAGACCATAACCTATATCGTCCCTCTAAATTTACAGATAATTCTTCAACATCTGGTCTAACGATACAAATACTATTTATAAACTCGTTAAATTTAATATTCATATCATCTTCTGGTAATAATACATTTTGATATACAGATTGATTTTCACTTTTTATAGAATCTATAATTTTTTGTTGGTAATCTATTTTTTCTCTCAATTCATTTATTTCAATATGTTGGTTTGTTATGGATAATTCATTATTTTTATTTTGCTCTTTTAATTTTTTATTTTCATTTTCTAATTCTTCATTTTCTTTAAGTATTTTGTTAAAATTATCTATACTATATGTCTTAGAATGAATAATATCTTTTATATGTTTAGTTAATCTTTCAATTGTAAAATTTGTCGAATCGTATGCTATTATTTCTGTTTTAATTTTACCATTTACTTCTATATTACGAATTTGTCGTTTAATTTTTGGATATGTTTTAATAAGATTTTCTATTTCTACTTTATTTTGAACACGAAACGCATTAACTAAAATAAAATTATTATATTTTTTATGATGATCTAATATTCTTGTTGATAAATCATTCGTATGTCCAAATTTAATTAATTTTTCTCCAGATTCATTTGTATCGTCAATTGTTCCAAAATATATACACTCAGTATTTACTGGAAACTGAATAACAATTGCTTGTTCTACTGCTTTTTGTTTTTCTTTTTTTGTATTTTGTATTAACATTTGTTTTTCTTGTTCTGTTGTTTGTTTAATTTCTACAATAATATTATCTTTTTGTTCTAATTGAAGTTTTAATTCATTACTTTCTTCTTCAATAATTTCGTGTAATACTTCTTCTAGTTTCATGTAATATTCATGAATTTCTGCTGCCTTTTTTGTCTGTGCTTTTAAACATAATGATTTAAAACATTTAACGGTTAAAAATATTTTTTGTATATTTTGCCCACCGATTTGTTTAACAGAAGTATCTAAAGTCACTTTGCCAAATTGTAAAGCGACATTTTTATAATCTATATCAGTTTTAAAATTTTTTTCTAACACTCTTAATGCGCTTACCTTTTGAGTAAATCCTAACCATTTCCATATATCATCTAAATCAACCACAAAATCTATGTTTTTATCATAATTTAAGTAACAATAAAAACTACTTACAAATAATTGTTGTTCAAATCCAGTAAATTTTTGCTGAATTTTATTTAATAATTTATTATTATATGTATTTGACAGCCTTGTAATAGGATTTTGTTCAATAAGTTCAATAATATTTAACTCTTGCATGTTATTATACTATTTATTATAAATAGCCTTTAAGTGGTTTATCATGCTTTTATATTTAAAAGCGAAAATTATAAAAACAAACACGCTTTCTGTTTAGAGAAAGCGATTTTTACCATTTATTTGCCTTTTTTACACTTATTTTTTGTCCAGCACCGCGTTTTTTAACTGAATTTGGGTCATATTTTTCATCTTCGTCTTCAGAATTAATGTCTTTAGATATTTCCCAAAACTCTTTTGACCCTAATTTAAAATCGTTATGTGAATCTGCTTTATACCAGAACACTTGGTCTTGCAATTTGTTTGATTTGGAGTTATTATTTATTACTAGACACTCATAATTTTCAGTACATTGATCCATCACTTGACAAAAGCTCTCAAAAGTTGGAAACATTCCAGCATAATTTTCGTAAATTCGTTTTCTATTTGCAATGTAATTTTCTCTCAAAATAAAAACAAAATCTATATTGGTTCTCAGTGTCGGAGGGATGCCTAGCGGATATTGCATTGTGATGACTAACATTACCTTCCAATGTCTCCCGTTCATAAACAAAAGTCGCATCATTTTGTCACGTGTCCATGTGCTGTCATATAAACAATCATCTAAAATAACAAATGCACGGGGATCAATATTACTGCGTTTATATGTTTCAACTTCTTTTTTAATTTGTTTCAATACAGTTCTTTGTCTTTTTAATATATTTTCAATAATGGCAGTATTATATTCATTATGGACAAATAATTTTGGAACCATTTTTCCATAAAATCCATTTCCTTCTTCAGTTCCGGCTATTACAGTCCCAATTGGTATATCTTGTTGATAATATAGAAGATCTCTAACTAAATAAGATTTTCCAGTATCACGTTTTCCAATTAATACTATTACCGGTCCTTTATTTTCATTTGATTTAAAACTGATTGATTTCATATCAAATTTTTTTAACTCTAGTGTCATTTTATTTATGTTATATATATTTTAATTTAAAAAAACGCAAAATATAATTCATGAATAGTATAAATTTATCTGTATAAATATTTAGGTAATATTATAAGTTAAAAACAAATATAATTTATATTTTAAATAGCTAAAAATGATTAATATTGGTTATCAAAAGAGGTCAAATGTAGATTTGTTTAGAAACATTGAACAAAAAAAACATCTTAATTTATCTGAAACTCAAAATTATATTCCAATATATAAAAGATTTTTTTCATTAAATCCTACTAATTATAACAACATAAATCTTAACAACGAATGGCATATTTTAAATATTTGTGTTTCAAAGAAAACTATTGAGAGAGAAGAAGATGAGAATAATCATGTCTACAAATGCAACATTAAAAATATAAATACACAAAATATAATTACGCGAAATATTTTTTTTAAATTTGCACCTCTTTTAGATCCTCATAAATATTTAATTGGTAAATATGATATCAATGACAAAAATTTATTTAAATTACCGAATCTTGGTAATGAAAATAGTAGTTCACAAATTTTTGATATAAATAATTCCGCATATGTAGATGGATTTTTCTCATATTTAAGCAGTTCTTTAATTAATAAATATAATTTTATTCATGGTGTAGATTTTTATGGTTCTTTCTTGGCATTAAAAAATAATTTTACTGTAGACGTTTATGATGATTTAGAGTATTTAAATAAATCAGAATTTTTTAATAAAAATAAAAATATTTTGTTTAAAGTTGATAATTATGACCATTTATTTGTAGACAATGAAACTAAATTACCTCCAATTAAAATCGAGCATACCTCAAGTGTAAAATCAAATATGTCTATACAATCTATTGGACAAATAGACGGATTATTTGAAAATATTTTTAGTGAGTTGCCGAGTGAAGTATTAATCTCTGAAAATAATGAGGCAAATGAAGAACTTGTTGACATGACTAATGCCGATATTCATGATATTAAAATTCATGATATTAAAGGTAATAATATGTCACTAAGATCTAATTCTTCTTGTTCTTCAAGAACATCTCATACTAATTCAGATGAAAATGATGAATTTGAAACAGATTCAATAGATGATTATGAAAGCGGCATTGAAAGTATAAATAATGATGGTATAGAAGATAATGAAGATGAATATGAAGAAGACGAATATGATAGTGAAGAGGAAGAAGAAGTGAATGTGTCAATACCTCAGTTTCCTATTGAAATAATATGTATGGAAAACTGTGAAAATACCTTAGACAGTCTTATTATAACGCATGAGCTAACTCATGATGAGTGGTATTCTGCGCTTATGCAAATAATTATGATATTAATAACATATCAAAAAGCCTTTTCTTTTACTCATAATGATCTTCACACAAATAATGTTATGTATAATAGTACAAATAAAAAATTTATTTATTATCATTACAAAAAAAGGTATTACAGAGTTCCTACTTTTGGAAGAATTTTTAAAATTATTGATTTTGGAAGAAGTATTTATAAATTTAATGGAAAATTATTTTGTAGCGATAGTTTTAAAACTGGCGGAGATGCAGCAACACAATATAATACAGAACCATATTTAAACGAAAAAAAACCAAGACTAGATCCAAATTATAGTTTTGATTTATGTCGTTTAGCTTGTTCTATTTTTGATTATTTGATATCTGATATGAACGAAATTAAAAATTGTAATCAACTTCAAAAACTAATTGTAGATTGGTGTTTAGACGATAAAGGAGTAAATATGCTATATAAAAATAATAATGTTGATAGATATCCAGATTTTAAATTGTATAAAATGATCGCCAGATGTGTTCATAATCATACACCACAAGCACAATTAGAACGTCCGCAATTTAAAAAATATATATACAATAAAGAAAATATTCCGAATGACGTAATTGATATAGATAAAATACCAATATTTTAAAAATGTAACAGCATAAAATTATATATATAATTATTAATTGTTTAGTTATAATTTTTGTGATAAGTAATTAATATTATAAAAATAATTATAAAATCTATAAAATAATTATATATTTATAAAATAATAATATATGAACGATTATGGGTTTATTATAACAAGACATGTAAATTCTGAAACAACAAATAAATATTGGAATACATGTGTAAGATGTTTAAGAAAATTATACCCTTATAAACAAATAGTTATTATTGATGATAACAGTAATTATAACTTAGTTAAATCAGACTATGATTACAAAAATCTTCTAATTATTCAATCAGAATTTAAGGGAAGAGGTGAATTATTACCATATTATTATTTCTTAAAGCGAAAGTTTTTTAGTAATGCTGTAATAATTCATGATAGCGTTTTTTTTCATAAAAGATATAGTTTTGAAAAATTAAATGGATTAAACGCAGTTCCATTATGGTATTTTAATGCTGACACTGAAAATATTGATAATACATTAAGAATAGCTCGCTATTTAAAAAATTCACACGAAATACAAAATAAATTACTTTTACACAACGAATTAGTATTAATGCCTACTACTAAATGGAATGGTTGCTTTGGAGGTCAAAGTTATATTAATCATAGTTTTTTAGTTCATCTTGAAAATAAATATAGATTTACTAATTTAATAAGTTCTATAAAATGTAGAGCAGACAGATGTTCATTTGAAAGAATAATTGGATGTTTAATTTTTACAGAATGTAACCAAACAAAACAAATAAAATCTTTGTTTGGATGTATATTTAATTACCAAAAGTGGGGATATACTTATAATCAATATGAAGAAGATATGAAAAAACGAAAACTACCAAAGTCAGTTGTGAAAATTTGGACTGGAAGATAAATGTTTAATTTATAAATAATTTATATAATTTATACAATTTATATAATTTAATATATATAAATTATATATGAAAAGTAAAAAATGTTTTTCAAGATGTAGAAAAGTTCCAGAAGATATATGTAAAGACAAAACAAGATTATGTCAATTTACTAAAGGAACACGAAAATATTGTAGAATATCAAAATTGTATAAAATGGATAAAAACTGTAATATGGTAAAAAAAATAAAAAAATTATCATCTAAACAAGCATCAACAAAAATAGGAGATTTTATATTAAATGTTACTAAAAGACATAGAGAAAAAAAACAAAATCAAAGATTAATAATTGAAAAACAAGCAAATGCGTCTAAAAAAATAGGAGATTTTATATTAAATGTTACTAAAAGACATAGAGAAAATGAACAAAAAATAAAAGATAAACAAGCTGCATCAAATAAAATTGCTAAATTCATGTTTAATACTGAAGCTAAACGAAAGGCATTTTTCTTAAAAACAATTTGTTCTGATTCTGGCGCGTGTTTAGCGTTTGGAACAGAAATAAATAAAATAAATAAGTTTTTTAACGATTTTACTAATTTTGATTATGCGGTATCACCAATAAAACAAATTGGAGCAGTGTCTGCTAATGGATTTGTAAAAGAAATTAAATATAGCAGAGAAGGTTACGATGCGTATACAGTATTAAAATCATCAATCAATGTTGACTCAGATAATTTAATGTATGAATATGAAGTTGGTAAATTTGTAAATAAAAAAGCCAAAGTATTTCCATGTTTTTTGGAAACATATGGATTATTTTTTTATAATGGGGATGCAGATTGGAAACATTGTAAAGATACACATACTATTACGTCAGATGTTTTAAAAAATAGTATGGTATTATATAATAAAATTAATTATAGAAACGGTTGTAAATTTTCTAAATATGTGTCAATTTTAATACAACACGTAAAAAATCCGTTATCATTCGACAATTTTATTGAAAATACAGTAAAAGAAGTTAAAATAAAAACAACTACAAATGTAATGAACCAATATAATTTAATTAATTTTGAAATGTTATATATATTGTATCAAATATACATGCCTCTTTCAACACTACACGATGTATTTACACACTACGATTTACATGCTGACAATGTTTTATTGTATGAACCATCAAAAGATTCATATATAAATTATAACTATCATTTAGATTCTGGAGTAATAGTTAAATTTAAATCGAAATATATAGCTAAAATAATAGATTATGGACGTAGTTATTATTACGAAGATGCCGCAACAAATTCTAAAAATACATATGATTCAATTTGTAAAATTAAAGAATGTGAACCAAATTGTGGAGAAGATAACGGATTAAATATTTTGGGTCCAGAAGATCCACCTGGAAGTTTTTATTATATAAGCTCTCAAAAATCAAATATTAGTTTAGATGTTCGATTATTAAAAATTGTAAGCGAAAAATTTTTATATCACTCCAATTCGCGTCCCGAAGTAAATACATTGTTGAATATTGTAAATTTTACCGGATCATTTGGAACTAAGCAAGTGAAAAGATCTGGATTGCCACACAGTATTAATAACGTTATAGATGTGTGCGATAAAATAGAAGAAATAATTACAAATCCATCTTATATTTTGCACAATGACAATTATTATAGCCATCTAACCAAAATAGGTGATTTTCATATATATCAAAATGGCCAACCTATGAAATTTATAAAAACTTAAAATAATTAGAATTCCGGATTATCTGTAAATATTGGTATTTTATCGGCAGAGTTTTTAACAATAGGCTGTATTTGTTCTACAATAAAATAACCAGACACTACACTAACATATACTAACAGTGCATCTCGAATTAATAACTTTAAAGGTTTAGGTTCTTTGTCAATAAACCTCATTTCAATAAATTTAAAAATAACAAAAATTACTGAAATAATTCCAGCTAACACAAAAATATTATTCATTTAAAATAATAAACTGATATTCTTATTTATTATTTTACGCAAATATAAAATACGCAAAATAATAAAAATCATTTTAAGCCAAAACTTCAAATTCATTGTCTGACATCAATTCTGGAAAATCAAAGTCATCTTTTGGTTGTTTAGGTTCATCAATAACATGAATATCTAAATTATCTAATCCTATATCTTCGTTTGAAATATTTAATTTAATATTATCTTCATCATCACTATCATCATTTAAATTACTATTAAGTTGGGAACGTATATTATTTATTTCTTCTAATCGCTCAATATTTTTTGGAGCTACTACAGATGAAACATTATTATTATCATCTTTTACATAATCTATATCATTAAAGCTTAATTTAGAAGAAGAAGAGGCTGACGATATATTATTTGTATTATTATTTTTCACATCAGTCGTCATTTCTTTTTGTAAACTATTATTTGTGTTTACATTAGTTGAATCATCCTTAACAATTTCTTCACGTATTTCTTCAACAACATCTTCTTCAACTGTTTCTTCCATATATGCTTTTAATATTGCTTCAACTGGAATATTTTCTCTCAACGTAGTTAATATAGATTCTTGAATAATAATTTCGAATTCTCTATTATGTTTTTGTATTTGCAATGGTGCAATGCCTAATTCAAATAAATATACATTCTTATATAATTTTCTTGCAACATTGATGTAAACTTTATGGATAAAATCTTCCAGTTTTGGAATATTAATGTCAATTTTTTTTTGTTTTTGTCCTACTCTCATAGCAGTCAATATTTTAAGCTGAATGATATGTACACAAGTAATTAGATCTTCTAAATAAGCACAACCAGACTTATCACATATTCGTTTTGTTTCTGTTTCTATAATATTACGATTCCATTTTGGAACTCTTGAAATAAAATTTTGAAATGTCATTAAATATTTGTCCATTTCATTATTTTGCTTACATAATTTAATTGCTTCCTCAAAAATAGATTTATATCCATCTGTAATAAGAGGTGTTAAAATAGTAACCAATCTTGCACTCCATTCATTTTTAGATTCATAAAGTGTTGATATTGAAAAATCATCCATTTTACATAAAACTAATATTTTCTAAAGATACATCTAAACTTAAAAATGCAAAATTTATAATAAATAAAATCAACAATTTCTCATTTCTAAATTCTTTTCTTACTTTATTAAATGTAAGTAATAATTCATATCTTTTTTCTTGAGAAATGATATTTTCTGCAAATTTATTATTTTCCAATAAACATAATATGTCTAATGCACTATAGCCTTTTTCATATAGTTTTATACAAAATAACATTAATTCATTTAGTGTTTTAGGTATTTGTATTTTTATAAATTTTGATATTTCTTTTTTTAACCATTCTTGTCGTGTATTTTTAATACTATTTGTATTGAATGTATTATTTAAATTATATTTATAAAGATTTGTAATAACACCATCTATTAACGGTTCATTCACATAAATTTCGCAAAATCTAGACAATATTGGTTTCATTAAATTATATTTATCCTCTGCAATAATAAAAAATCTAGTTGTATGGCTAAATAATTCAATACATCTACGCAAAGCAGACTGTGCATCTATTGTTAATTTATCAGCATTCATAAGAATAATGCTTTTAAATATATTTCCGCCATTTGAATTAATATGTGTTTTAGAAAAAAATTTAAGTTCTTCACGTATAAATTTTATACCTTTACCATGTGAGCAATTAACATACATAACTAATGATTTTATTTTTGTGCGGTCATTATCATAAATATTGTTAATAAAATTATGTAAAATGGTTCGTTTTCCACTACCAGATGGGCCATGAAATATTATGTTGGGTATTTTATTTATAGTTATAAAGTAATTTAATTTTTCTTTTATAGGCAAATGTAAATCTAACATAAATATTATAAATTACACGGTATTTTTATATTTAAAAATAACGTATATATTTATTGTATATATTTATTTTATTAATATTTGTATATATTCCATACATTATGCATATATAAGTACAGTAATTTATATATAATTAAAAGTTTTTATATAATTAAAACTTACACATCATAATAATTTGATGTATTTTTTAAAGAATTCACCATACCAGAAAATGATGATTTACTGTGTCCAAACACCTCACATGAATGTAATCCAATCATATAATCAACAAATGCTAATTCTTCAAAATTATATTCAGTTAATTCATCGTCGTTTTTTGTAATAATACTATTAAATACTTTACTAGTATTTTCTATTAAAGACTTAAAATTACTAGTTGCTACGTAAATCTTTAAATTGGTGTCTTTAAACTTTGGCATTACGCTTAATACAACATTTTCTAATGTTTTATTTTTAATATTAAAGAATGATATAAAATCTATTTCATGTCTATAATGAATAAAATTATATGTCATTGGTTGTAAAGATAATTTATTTTTAATGTTTTCATATATTTTCATTACTTTATTTGACGGTAATACATGTCCATTTAAATTATCTATAATTTTACAAAAAGAGTATGTTACCCAAAATTGTTTTAATACTATATATTCTTTATCTATATCCAAAATTTCTTGTAAATAATTATTTGTAAATAGTTGGATTGAACGTAAACTATTTACTAAATTAAATGTATTATCAATTGTTAATGTTAATGTTTGAAATTTAACATAATTATCATACTTTTCAAAAACTCTCATGTCAAATAAATCTTCTATAGGCATGTCATACCAAGTTACTAAATTTGCATTTCTAAATGTGCAGTTTCTAAATGAAAACTTAAAATCATTTATCAAACAAAAATTAATAGCACAATTAATATCGTAAAACTGATTACACAATCCACCACATGTATCAAATATAAGTATTTTCATAAATATATTATAATAATACAATATATTCTAATACAATATACTTATAGTTAATGTTTTAGAAAACTAAAATGAATTATAATTAAACTTAAGTTTGCATATCAATGTAATCTACCATAAATTTATAATATAATTCATACGATAGATTTGGAGCAATATCTTTTTTACTCATTGTCACTGAACAACCACCAGTATTTAAAAGAGCTACATCAAAGCAATTAATTTTTCTGTCTAGAGCCTTAAAAAATATTTGTTTTACATCATTAATTCTATCTTGTTTAACATGTAAATGTAATGAAAATTTTGAAAATGGTATACCAAATATATTACACGTATCTACTATGTATTCAAAATCATCTGCACATAAAGTTCCACAAGTATCAGATAGACATATATTTGTAACATTTAATTTATTTAGTTCAAGTATATTTTTTATAATATAATTATTATCAATTTTTCCTTCAATAGGACATTCATTAATACAAGAAACATATAATTTAATGTTTATTGGTGTTTTATTATAAATATTTTTATTTTCTATTATGTCTATCATAATTTTTAATTGAGAATAATTATCATTTACATTCGTTTTTGTATTTTTCAATTGAAAACTATCAGAGACTGATGTGATAAAGGAAAAATTTGTTATATTAACATCATAAATTGTTTTTAATAATTTTTCTTTACTAGGAAATAAAATATAATTATCTACTGGATATTTTTTAACGTTATTTAACAAATCAAGTGTATCAGAAAAAATAGGTAAAACTCTATTAGAAACAACTGAACCAATTTCAGTATTATATACATTATGAGTATTCCATATAGTTGAATATATTTCTCTCTTTTTATTTGTTGTATATATATTTTCTTGTTCTTTACTTAAATTTTGCAATCCATCGCGCAAAGTTACATCAAAAGGGTTAGGATATAATAATCTTTTATAAATATTTTCCCTTGATTTATCGGACATAATCCATTTTATAAATGTTTTATAATTTGTTGGATATAATTTATTCATTATAGTAGTATAAATATGATTATTATAATGAATAATATTTAAATATATTTTTATATAAAAAAATATAAAAATATATACAGAACACTAATAATTATTATTTTGTATTCATAATATATATGGTTAAATATTATGATATTATTATTATTGGTAGTGGCATGTCCGGATTATACAGTGCGTATAATATAAAAAATATTTCACCAAATACATCTTTTCTAATTCTAGAAAAGCATAAAAAACAATGGATTGGAGGTAGAACCAGTAACGATTTTTTTTATGGAACTGAAATTGTTACTGGAGCTGGAATAGGACGTGAAGATACAAACCATCTTTTAATAAAATTAATGAACGAACTAGGCGTAAAATACAAAAAGTTTAATTCAATTATGAATTATTCATTAATATTTAAACCTATTGACATTGTTAAAATGATAAATAAATTGAAAATAGAATTAAAAAAAAATCCCAGCTTAAAAAACAAAACGTTTAAGGATGCTTTTATACAAATATTTGGACTGAATTTGTATAAACAATTCACAATTTCATCTGGATATACGGATTATGAAAATGCAGATCTTTTAGAAACTCTCTATAATTATGGAATGGATGATAATATGGGTGGTTGGAAAGGTCTACATATTCCTTGGA